CAAGTCAACTTTTCATCAGCTCGCATGGGCTGGCAGGAGTTCGGCCGTTCTATCGATGCGTGGCGTTGGCAGTTAATCATCCCGCGTTTGTGTGAGCGTGTCGCAGACTGGTTCATTGAAGCTGTGCCCGGCATGGATCAACAACCGCGCGACTGGACACCACCTGCTAGGACTATCGTCGATCCTGCCCGCGAAATTCCCGCCATCAAAGACGCCATCCGAACGGGCTTGATGACATTGCCGGAAGCCATGCGCGAGCAGGGTTACGACCCACAAAACATGCTGAAAGAAATCGCCGAATTCAATGCCGCGATGGATGCGGCCGGCGTGGTGCTCGATAGCGATCCGCGTCAAACCTCTGCCGCCGGCACAACACAAAACACGGTAACGCCTAATGACAATGCAAACACGACAAATCCCTAAGCTGCATGCCCGTGCGGCCTTCGTACCGTCCACGCTCAATGAAGAGGCGCGAACGGTCGAACTGACCTGGACTACCGGCGCTCAAGTTCGCCGAACCCATTGGTGGACAGAAACACAATGGGTTGAAGAGTTAAGTTTGGACAGCGCTCACGTTCAGTTAGATCGTCTTAACAGCGGCGCGCCATTGCTGGCCAATCACAACAGTTATTCGCTGGATAACGTGCTGGGCGTTGTTGAGCGGGCATGGATCGAAGGCAACGAAGGCCGGGCTGTGGTGCGTTTTAGCGAGCGCGCAGATGTGGCACCCATACTGGCAGACGTCAAAACCGGCATTCTGCGCAATATCAGCGTGGGCTATGTCGTGCATCAATTTGAAAAACAGAAAGAGCGCAAAGACGATCTGCCTGTTTATCGTGCGGTGAATTGGGAGCCGATGGAAATCAGCCTAGTCACCATTCCTGCCGACGCCGGTGCACAAGTGCGCAGCGAAGGCGAAAAATTCAACGTAACAATCATTAACCATGAGGTAAACGCTATGACTGATCCAGTCGAAAAAGAAGCGACCGAACAACGGGCGGCTCCCGCTCCGGCTGAGACGGTCAAGCATGAAACCATCGATGCGTCGGCAATTGCCAAAGCAGAGCGCAAACGGATTGCGGAAATCCGCAGCTACGGTGAACGCTATCGCGCCGACGAAGCCATCATCAACGACTACATCGAGCGCGGCATTGCGTCTGCTGATGTGCGTTTGGAAATGATCGACAAACTGGCAGACAAAATGGACAAAGAAACCGAAGTGCGCGGCCACATTGACATCACTGTTGATGAACGCGACAAATTCATGCGCGGTGCTGAAAAAGCGATGTTATTCCGCGCTGGCGTTGAAAAAGACGACACGCAAAACGAATTTCGCGGCATGCGTTTAAGCGATTTTGCCCGTCATTCGCTCGAACGCTCAGGCGTGCGCACGATTGGCATGTCATACGATGCAATGGCTAAAGCCGTGCTGTCACGTAGCCAAGGCACCAGTGATTTTCCAGTGTTGCTCGAAAACACCATGCACAAATTGCTGCTGAATAGCTACCAAACAGCACCCGACACCTGGCGCTCATTTTGCCGCGTTGGTTCCGTCAGTGATTTCAGAGCATGGAAACGTCTCCGCACGGGTTCCATTGCCAACCTGGATCAAGTCAATGAGCATGGCGAACTGACCAATAAAGTCATTTCTGATGCCGAAGCCGAAAGCGTGCAAGCGTACCGCTACGGCAACATCATCAGCATTACCCCAGAAACCATTATCAACGATGATTTCGACTGGATTGCCAACCAAACCAATGCCCTGGGTCGTGCTGCGGCGCGAACGATTGAAGCGGCTGTCTATGCCAAATTGATTGCTAATCCCACCATGAGCGACGGCTTTGCACTGTTCTCCACGCAGCATGGCAACATTCAAACTAGCGGCGCTGCGATCAGTGTCACGACGTTGGACGCCGCGCGCGTGGCCATGGCACAGCAAACCGACATCGATGGCAACGATTACCTGAACATCAGGCCCGCCGTTTTGCTGTGCAAAACAGCGGAAGGTGGCAGCGCTCGCGTTACCGTTAATGCGGTTTACGATCCAGACACCGCCAACAAGCTACAAAAACCCAACGCTGTCAATGGCATCGTGCGTGAAGTCGTGGATACTCCGCGCATCACTGCTGGTTTCTACTTGTTCGCCGATCCAGCCGATGCGCCAGTTCTCGAAGTCGTGTTCCTCGACGGCAACCAAGCGCCTCGCATCGAGCAAGAGGAAAACTTCCGCACCAAAGGCTTGTCCTGGTCGGTTGAGTTGCCATTCGGCGTCGGCGTGGTCGATTTCCGTGGCGCGTACTTCAACGACGGCGCTTAATCATCGGTTTTGATTCGCAACGGCGCGGCTGATGTCGCGCCTTTTCACAGTTTCATGAGGTTTTAACAATGGCAAACAATTATGTTCAACCGGGTAAGCAAATTACCTGGACCAATGGCACCGGCAGCGCAGTATCCAGCGGGGATGTCGTCGTTGTCGGCAATCAACAACTCGGCATCGCTTTAGTCGATATTGTTAACGCGGCAACTGGCACAGTATCGCTCGACGGCGTTTATGATTTGGCAAAAAACACCAGCGATGCCGTCACAGCCGGTCAAAAACTGTGGTGGGATGCCTCAGCGGGCGAAGTGATCAACGCCCCGGCTAAAAATGCCTATTTCATCGGCTACGCGACTGAATCCGCATTGGCCGCCACTGCCACTATCAATGTTGCGCTGGAAGAATTCGACGCCGAAGGTCCGCGCGTACTGACACTGGCCGCCACCGGCAACGAAACCCTCAACGTTGGCGACTTCGCCAGCGGTGAATTGATCCTGTTCGTGCCTAACACCGGTGCAAAAACTTTGGCATTGCCCAGCGTGGCGACCATCCCTCCAGGCTCAAAACTGTTCGTCAAAAAAACCGATGCTACTGCGCAGGCAGTAACAATTGATCCTGACGGCTCAGAAACCATCGCGGGCGGCTCAACATTTGCAACCATCGACGCTAACAACGACTTGGCGCAATTCGTGTCAACCGGCGCGGCGTGGGTGTTGTTGCATAGCACGATCGCGTAATGCTCGACAAACTCTGGGCCATCGGCCGGGTACTGACTGCCGGGGAAGAACTCGCCAATGCATCGACCTGGAAAAACCGCCAAGCCTCGGCCAATGCCGTCTTGGCGGTACTGGGTGGTGCGTTGGCGTTTTTGCCGCCCGAGCTGGCGATCGAGCAGACCGACCTGCAAATGGTGGCTGCTGGCGTGGCTACTCTTGGCGGCGTGCTCAACGCCTACTTCACGCTGGCCGCCGATCGTCGCGTCGGTTTGTCGGCTCACCGTCAATCCGGTCAGCGTCATCCGCACCGACTACACGACAGCGATCGACGGACTCGAGATGAGGATGCATTGTGAAGATTAAGGCGTTTGCCATCGAACGCTTTGCCGCATTTCTGCTCAGCGGTCGCATCTTTGCAGCCGTGCGAGCGATCGTCACGCATGTCGATGACCCGGCGTTGACTGGCTCAGAAAAACGTTCCAAAGCCATCGAGTTGATTCAACAGCTCGGTTACGGCCTGGCCGGCTGGTTGATCAATCTCGCGATCGAACTGGCCGTAGCCTGGGCTAAAGAAAACTCGCGAACCTAAAGGATTTTTATGGCTGCTTTTACGAACTACTTAGAAAACAAGTTGATTGACCACATTTTCCAAAACACGACGTTTACCAGTCCATCGACGTTATACGTTGCGCTGTTTACGGCCGTGTCAGACGGCGAGGCAGGCACGGTGACCGAGGTATCCGGTGGTGACTATGCGCGTGTCGCGGTGACTGCAAACTCATCAAACTGGGCCGATGCCACCGGCAACAACGGCACGACATCCAACGTCAATGCCGTGACATTTCCAGCCGCTACAGCCGACTGGGGAACGGTCACGCATTTTGGCATTTACGATGCCTCGACCGCTGGCAATCTGCTGGTGTATGCCGCGCTGACCAGTTCGCGCAATATCACCAATGGCTCGACCCCAAGTTTTGCAGCCGGGGCTTTAACAGTACAAATCGACAACTAATCCCGAACGCGGTTATGCGGGAGTCAGGCGCGTGGGCGGTTATGGATCAAGACACCGTTTTACAAGGGTTGGCCGCCACCGCTGGCGTGTTGGCGACCTGGGTATATTCGACACTCAATCGTCGTATCGCGTTGCTCGAGAAAGAATGTAAGTCGACCCACGAACGGATCAATGCGAAT